GAGCCAGGAGACGGCGATGGGGCTGAAGAGCCGTTCGAATAAAATCAGCGGGACTTTTCAGGGATAATCCCAGGTGACTGGGGAAAGGTCAGGTCAGGCTGGTTGACATGGCCCCTCGCAGGTTGGATCGCAAGGTTTGATCGCGCAGGCAGGATTCACCAGTTCCTCTGACGGTGTTCGCGCATCGTCAGTAACGCGAAAAGGAACTAGGCAACCAGGGGCGATTAGAAGCCGCTCCGAGTTGACTTAAGTAGCTCAAACTGGTTTCGGGTTTGAGTGAATCGCAGTTACCCAGAGGGTATCCGGTTGCTACTGTGTATCAGCACGGACGAATGACTCTGGCGGAATTGACGCAAAAACGTTGAGACCGCCCAAGGTAAAACCTCGAACTGAGGGACAAAATGAGCGTTCGAACCGGGAAGGCCAGCGGACCAGGCAAGTCCGATGAAAACCTTCCAAAACCGGGCGATGTTAAAAACGGCACCGCCCGACTGTAAGAAAAAAGCAACCTGAGAGTGAAGAGGCGAGACCCGTGGCAATGGCCAACGCACCGCCAAAAGCGGTGGCCGACCAATGCTAAGTGGTCAAGACGCGGAGAAAAACGGTTACAGACGTGTCTTGACCTGGTTCGCGAGCCGGTGGCGCAACCACCAGCCGAAGCGAGCTGAAAAGCCTCACTCAAATCGAAGCGCCGAAAGACGTTTCGCAGCCCTGCTACGAGGCTGAAGACTCCGCTTGCCGTGGAGAATAGCGTCGGGAAGCCGGCAGCCGCCGAAAGGTGAGCGCCTAATGCCGGTACGGGAAAGCCCCTTCAGGGGGGCTCAGACATTTGTCTGGCATCGGGGTTGGTACCCCGGTTCTCCTAGAATCCTATGGAGGTTGTTTCATGGCTGTTGCTTACTCTCGCTTCCGAGAGAAAGTGGATGCTCCGCCACCGAGTAATTCGGTGACTATTGGCGTTATGGAAAGACGTTCTAAGTCTTCCAACGCCTTGTTGGAATCCACCACGATCAAAACTGGTGGAGGTTCCCTCCCTTCGAGGATCCAACGATGTTGGGATCAAGTCAACGAAAAAGTTGTCAAACATCCCCGCAAGCGTAGATTCAAACCACTCGTTAGATACGAGATGGTTGACGTGCCTGTTACTGATCCAGTTTCAGGCGCGCCTCTCTTCTACGAAGTTGACGGTGAGAAATTACCCGTTGTACGTCGTAAGAAGGAGAAGGTAGTTATTCCCGTTCACCCGTCTTCTGAGATTGAGCTCTCAAACGGATCAAGTGATCGGGGATATCGGAACGGCGGTCCATTTCTCAAGGCTCAAGTCCTTTTGCCTGAGTATGGTCTGAGAGGCCACGGTGTATTTAGAACCGCTCCCGAAGTTTCGGGTAGCGATTACTATTTATACAAGGGAGGCTTTTCGAACCCACTTTGGGGTTCCACGGATATCGTGTCTGACTCTGAATATCAGTCATTAGCACGACGTCCTGGTCCAACCTCATGGTTCCCAGATCTTGGCAGCTATGGCTCTGAGGCCTTTGTTCGTCTTAGGCCCCAAATTGAGCAGGCCGGACTTATGGTTGCCCTTCGCGAAGCGAAGGACATTCCACGTATGTTGAAGACAACCGCCCAATCGTTTAAAGATCTTTATATCGATATGGGTGGATCTAAAACATCAAAGGTCCTGCATCCCAAGTCAGTCTCTGACAATTGGCTCAACCACCATTTTGGGTGGGTCCCCTTTATTAATGATATCGTCAAGTTTCAAGACGTATATCAAAATTCCGAGAAGTACATCGAGCAACTTTCGCGCGATAATAATTCTTGGATAAAGCGGACCAGAGTACTTGATAATGTAGAGTCTGTCCATCGCGTTAAACTCGGAGGAGCTTCATCCGGTTCTCAACCGGATATAAAGCTTTTTCCGTGGTCAATGTGTAGGAATCAGACTGTACCTGGTCTTGGTGTCACGGGTTCCTGGTATACCATAGACGAAGTAATTACTACTCGCACGTGGGCTACCGGACGCGTTAAGTACTATAGACCAGAGTTTGATATGACCCTCTCTGACTATTCTAGTCAGTGGAACGACCTCCAACGCCGCTTAAAGGTGTATGGGGCCGAGTTAAGTCCTATCAATCTATACAAGTCCACTCCCTGGACATGGCTCATCGACTGGTTTTCGAATGTGGGGGATCAGATCGATCTCGCAAATTCGATTGCTTTAGATGGCTATGCCTGGAAGTATCTCTACGTTATGCGCCATGCAGTTAGACAGTTGGTTCTTACATCAACTATCTATTACTGGGCGAATACACTGTCGCTACAATGGATTCGTTCCATTGAAACAAAGCAGCGGCAGGGAGCTACTTCTCCATTTGGATTCTCGCTACTTGGCAAGGATATTTCCGCCAAGCAGTGGTCAATTCTCGCAGCGCTTGGACTTTCTCGGTCCAATATAGCGATGCGTTAACCTTCTCTGGCTCAGCTGGGGCTTGATTTGGAACCAAGTTACCCTTCCAGGGATATAACTCCTCAACTTCTGGAGGTTATCCAATGGCTTTTGCCGACCCACAATCAGTTACCATCAATTCTGTTGCTCAATCCATGCCTCGAATTCAGATTCTTGAGAATGGCCGAAAATCGGTCTATCAAAAGGCTGACGGGACATGGAAACTGACGATCTCCCATAAAGTTTCAAGCGGGCAGAAGACCCGTATAAACTCTATGGCTCGACTCGATCAGTTAGCTATCGTTCCGGACCCATTGACTTCTGTCAATGATTTCGAAACTCTTAGTTTCTGGGTTGTGTTTGACCGCCCAGCGGCGGGTTTCACACAAACTCAGTGTGAGCAAATTGCAGCAGGTCTAAAGACCTGGCTTGACAATACTGCTATAGGGAGGTTAGTGGGCACCGAGTCTTAATTGGTGCTTCCCAAACTTCTATGGCAAAATACTCGTTAAGCAAGATTCAGTCTACTCTTGAGGTATCTCTTTTAATACTTGAGATCCTCAGGAATTTGAAGTCAAAGAAATCAAAGGTTGACCCGGACGCGAGTCCGCTTGAAGCCGCTTTGGCTGATCCATCTGGGATCACTGGAATGGATCAATCTGATTTTGATCAAGTGTTTGCCGGTGCTTATCGCATCGTCTCTCACATTGACCATTCTCAGGTTGTTCCAGTCTCTCCGGAGTTTGATACTCTTGAGAGGCCTCACTTCATGAACCTTTCAAAGTTCATGGAGATCGAGTGATTTTCTTCGTATTGTGGTAGCTGGTTGCCCGCCCAGTTCGTGGGCGGTGAAGGTTGAAGTCGTTGGTTTGATGTTTTCCTTCATTTCTGGAGGTGACATGAAAAGCAACGATGGAGCCGAAAGGCTCATAAGTGACCTTTTAGAAGTGACGCAAGCTATCTATCTTGACGCTTGCGCCAGCTGCCTCGCAAATGTCTCTGATTTACGTGATCTAAAAACAATACGATCACGGGTCAAAGATGAAGGTGTTTCGTTTCTAACGATCACCCTTCCCCAATTCGCAAGAGACTTCGAGAGAAGCCTTGCGAACGGGCAGATAGACGCAATGGCCTTCCGAAATTTCAGGAAGGTCAGAGGAATCCCGGCATTCTTGTCAGGTATCCTCCGTCATATCTTTGACCTTGAGACAGGGAGAATTCACGATGAATTACCTACTGATTCGGACACTGTTGCCCGTCTTGTTGATAGCGTTCGGCAAATATGCCTCGCGTTCAAAAAGATGGAACTTGAGTGTACGCCCGCAAGGACGTATGCCGCGTTCGAAGGCTTTATCGCGATTGAGCAGTCTTTCGACATGTTTTCGCTGCCGGAAGAAGAACTCCAGTATTTCGATCTGGTTTCTTCTGTGCTTTGGGATGATATGTTGGGCGATTTACGCCTTGACATGTTATTTCCTAGGCATGGTCCCGGAGCCACTGCCGAGCGGATTTCTGGAAATCAGAAATTCATTTGGCAGCGTTGGCATGAACGCCTCGAACTTTACTTTCCATTCTTTGGTAACGCTGTCCCATTGGGATGCGCACTAGAGAGTGGATTTGAGGATGTTTCGTTCATAAGCCAGGAACTTGAACAACCCGTTCGGGTTACTCCTGTTCCGAAAACGTTGAAGGCACCCAGAATCATAGCAATTGAGCCCTGTTGTATGCAGTATGTTCAGCAGGGGATTCGTAATGCGATTTATCGCAAGATCGAATCCTTTAAGTTGACCAAAGGTCATGTGAACTTTGCAGACCAAACAGTTAACCAAGAGCTTGCTATGATGTCGTCACACGATGGCCGATTTGCAACGATCGACCTCTCAGATGCTAGTGATAGAGTTCCACACTCTCTCGCTATGAGAATGTTTCGCTCAAATCAAGATCTTCGAGATTTGATCGACGCTTGTCGTTCCACGCGTGCAGAAATGCCAGACGGCCGAGTAATCGGCCCTCTTCGCAAATTTGCATCCATGGGTTCTGCTCTTTGCTTTCCCATTGAGGCGATGTACTTCTACACTATCTGTGTAGCGTCTCAATTAAGGAAGCATAATCTCCCTGTGTCCCGCAAGAATGTATTTCTTATTTCTCGCGGGATTTACATCTATGGCGACGACATCGTCGTCCCCACCGATGATGCGAGTACGGTTCTCGATGACCTACAAAAGTACAATTGTAAGGTCAATACCAACAAGTCTTTCTGGACTGGAAAGTTCAGAGAGTCCTGCGGAGTGGATGCGTATGATGGACGGTTGGTTACTCCAATCTACATTATTACCACCCCACCTGAGAACCGGCAACAGGCTAAGGAGCTGATTTCTTGGACAGAAACAGCTAGGTCCTTCTTCAAGAAGGGCTATCTGCGTACGTCTTCTCTACTTTTCAATAGAGTTGAGCAGCATTTAGGTCCACTACCTGAATTGCCTGATGATTCTCCTGGCCTGGGACGTATCTATTCCTTGGGCAACTCTGCCTTCCAACGAAGGTGGAGCGCTGTGCTCCAACGCTTTGAAGTAAAAGCATGGTGCCCGAGGCCAGTGATTCGTACTGACTCACTGGTCGGATACGCAGCGCTAAACAAATCTCTTTCGGTTCTAGAGGGCAAACCAAAGGAATTAAATTTCCTTGACCTACCCTCCACCTCAGGAGATAGTTTGGCTTCTTCTGCACTGTACGGCGCAGTTGCAATTAATCGCCGTTGGGTGCCTGCCTCATAAGGCAGGCGACTGGCACTCTAAGTGCCTGGTGGAGTCTCAGTGACTCCAGGCTTCGGGTAAGCCCTCCATGACGTGTCAACATGTCGTGGGTGGTTCCCGTCACCTGGGAAACTGGCAGTGCAACTCCACTGCCC